ACCGTGCTGTCATAGTAGCGACTGCACTAGAGTGTTTTGTACAACCCGTCCATCTTTTTGGCTTGGGCTTCGGTACGTTGATAATCCCCAGTTATTTGTCTAGGGAATTGTTTATCGTATCGCCGAACTTGCTGTTATCCAGCCACTCGCCAAACTCTTTTTCGCCGTACTGGCTAAGCTGATTGAGAATAGCGTCAGGTACGTCACCGCCGCTAAACGCCGTGGCGGTAGTACGCTGGATGGCGAGTGTAAGCGCGCTGATCTGATTCTCTGTAAGGCTATCTTTAAGCCCGACGTTCTCTCCAAGGAAGTTGTTTACGGTCTTTGTTACACCCTCGCTTGTAAGCAGGGCGTTCCATATGAGGTCTGGAGTAAGTTCTTTACCAGTAAGCGCGGCGGAAAGCCCCGAGATGATTACGTTGCGAGCCGCATCGGGTAGTTTCGAAAACGCGCCCTCAGTGTTGGTCTCCAACCATCCGGCTGCAGCGCTAAGCCCGCCAGATATACCGCCTTGAATAAACGCCTTTACCGGGTCTTGATTCATAATGAGTGCAACCGTCGCACTGCCCGCGCCGGAACCTGCCGCGGAACTAATAACCTGCGTAGCAAACTCTGACGCCCCAGCATCAACCAATGCCTGCGATGTCAGTTCTCCGCCAAGCCGACCCACTTTGTTGCTGATGTACGAGATAGCCGCAGACTTCAGCGCGTCGCTAAAGTCGCCACCGTTTGCTAATGTACCCGCGGCGTCGATCAACGGGATTGCCCACTGCATACCCGGAGTAAGCGCAGCTGCAGCTTTAAGGACAAACTGGCCAATATCAGACTTGAATACGTCTATTACTAGATCACCAACCGGCTTTACGATCTCTTCGTAAATCTTGTCCGATATACCTGTCTTTTTGGATATAACGGCAGCGCCTACCCCTACAATTCCAGCGACTATAACAGGGGCATTAGCAACGGTGATAGCTACGGCAGCGGCGCTCGCCCCGATAAAGAGAGGAACTAGGACTGGCATTTATTCACTCCAAAACCTTTGTAGAGATTCTTCCCCGATGAGTATCTGTGCGCGGTAAGTCCCGTCCGATAATTCGTCGACGCCGATTTCTGTGTCAGACCCCTGACTTTTATTGAACCAGAACTGGAACGCGGTTAGATACTCTTTGTTGTTAAAATCCGTACGGTAGTGCCGGATACCCTTATCCTGTAGGTACGCGATGTACTTCAGCCCGTGGTTCAAAAAGTTACGAGCTGTGTCGATATTAAGCGCACGTCCTACCATCACGTCCTTATACTTACCCTTGCCAATTTGGCCAAGGAACACTGTGTTCCCCATCTGCACTTGGTCTGTCTCAGGCGCACTAAGTTCTGCTGCGATAGCTAACATCACTTGCTCTGTAGAGTATTCGGTGTCGTTAAAGTCTTTGATAAACCGAAGAATGACTTCGGGTGCAGGTAGCGGGTTATCTTTGCTGTTAATCGCGTTCATATTACACCTCCGACGAAAATAATGCAGCAGCGTATATGTTACCCATGCCCGCCGCTAGACTGAGAAACTTATCTCCCTGTACGGGAGTATCCGAAGACACGAAAACAGAATCAGAATCCGTACGGTTCTGAATCGCGGGTAGTTTACCATTTTCGATATCTCTAAGCATGAGAACAGTCTCCAACAAGCCGCTGGCACCCATTGTGTGTCCGATACGTGGTTTGTATGACGTCGCCACAAACTCAGGTAGAGAACGTGTAAGGGCCGTTTTCTCTGCAGCATTATTGACTGGCGTACCAGTACCATGCGTTTTGACCATGTGTACACTATCTGCGGGTGTTTTGGCCACCCACAAAGCACCCTCTACCGCCTTACTGTATCCCGCGCCGTCCTCTCGTTGTCCTAACGGGTTAGTATTGTCCTCTGCTGCGCTGTACGCACCAAGGAATTTAGCCCGCGGTTGCTTGGCTGGCTGCGTCTCAAACACCGACAAAACCGCGCCCTGCCCCAGATAGAACCCTTGGTTCTTTTCATCAAAAGCCGAGGGCTGCATATCTTGCTCTGCCTGTATGCTGGCACCAGCCTCACCAAAAAACTCTAACGACAGGTTGTTAACCGCATCCTCACCACTCAACACAATGACACGGGTAAACCCGTAGTTGGTCACAAGATTGTACATATCCATAAGCACTTTGAGGCTAGACGCACAGGCGCTTGCATCGGTAGATACGTGATCCACAGGGCCAAACATGCTGGCTATACGCCCCGCATAAATGTTAGTCAGCACGATAAACGGTACCTTGACCTTGTAGTGAAGGGTGGCTTCGGGGTCTTTGTCGTAGCGCCCGTTGTTACCCATCCAGCCTTGGTTGCCGGCAGCGAATATGAACGCTGTTTTACCCGACGTTGGGTTGTTGTGCACATACTCCCGGGCTTCTTTTGTAACCACACTCTCGAGCAGTTTGTGGGGTGGGTACGACATACCAGATTTAGCACGGCGGAACGTCTCAGGAATAATATGTGCTCGTTGAGGGTAGCGAATATCATCTACTAGCGTAGTGGTTTCTGTGCAAATAGTCTCGCAGTGAGTAAGGTATATCATTTAATTGCCTCCATCACTTCTTCCATCGAATCGAACGTTTTGATCTTGTGCTCGTCGATGAAATCTTTCGCGCTCTGCAAGGTTGTGAGGTCTGGTGGATTGTCTCCAATCTCTTCCGGGATGCCGTGCATGTCCCCGAGGGTCATAAAGATTAGGGCAAAGTCTAGGCTATCTAGCCCAAGGTCTGACAGCTCAACGTCCATACTTTCCGGTTTTTTGTAGTCACCTAGCGTCGGTTTGCATTCGTGCACTACTGCATCAAACAGTTCTATAAAGTTCATTTTGCACCTATCTGTTAAGGGTGCCTACCCTATACATTACTTACGAACGACACTGCAACTACCGCTGAAGGTACCCCGGGGTGTGGCGTCGCCGCCGCTTCGGTGTACAAAGACAAGGTAGTGTCGTCTGTGGCCCAATACATCTCGACGTACTGCCCTGCGGTTAAGTCTATAGAGAAGTTCCAATTAACCGCAAAGTAATCATTTCCCTTGATCGTATAGCGGTGGGCCCCGTACGGCACATCAGTGCCGTTCTTGTTAATCCACACCCACAACGCACACGCACTCCCGCCCGTATGCTCTAACTGCAGAGAAAACTGGAAGTTATACACACCATCCGCAGATACGGTGACGCGCGTGTCGTTGGTGCCGCCGATAGTAACCCCGTTCCCAAGGTAGGTAGTTTCTAACTCAACGGGGTATCCAGTGTTTGTAGCCGCGGCAGTCTGGTCGGCAGTGCTGTAGAACAAGCCACGAGGCATGTACAGGTACCGCCCGCCGTCTTCAGTGCTAAGCAACTCGTTCACTGTGGCGGTGAGTCGTCGAAAGAACAGCCGCAACACGTTGTTGAGCTGGTCGGTATAGCGGCGGTCGTACCCAGCAGGCGGCTGAGGAAGCGCGGGAGGTTGTGGGCGTTCGATGCGGTTCGACATTAGCGCCTCCCGTCAGGGCGCAGGTCAATGCGCGGAGAGCCGAGCTGCCACTGCACGCCAAGCTCGTTGGACTCCAGCTTGAGGACGAGCTGCCGACCACGGACACGAATGTCGAGCTGCTGTGTAAACGCTTGCACTGGAAGGACCGCGGTACGCGCGATAGTGCCAGTGCTGCTACCCCCAACAGACTGCGGGTTGTTATAGCCCGAGCCTGAGTTGTTCATAGGGATTATGGTGAGCTGCGCGGCGGGATTAGCTGAAGTAGACCCACGGAACGTAATATCCGGTAGGACGCGCCAGATAAACGAAAACCTATCGCCGTCCTCAATATCGAATTGAGTAGACGTGATGTACGCCTCAATCGGCTGGTTCACACCGTCGATATCCTCGTCGACCCCGACCTCGTGGTTCACAAGGTTGCGCTGGTAAGTAGCAGCGATCGGGTTCTCTTGCAGGCCAGTATCCAACCATGCCGTGCGACCCATGGTGCCGTAGTACCACGTGTTTTCGAGGTAGTTGTAGACGACGTAGCGGTCGATCTCTAGCTGATTTGCAGAGCAGTAGAACCACCAAATTTCGTGGTACGCCTCGTTTGTGCCCCCAAATACTTGTGCATACTGCTTGTCATTAAAGTCGGTGAATATAAACCGCCGGACATCGCACGGGAGCGGGAGCGTCCGACCATCGTACATATAGAACTTATCACGCCCCATCCAGTAAGCTACGCCATTAGCGTACGCCACTGCGTTCTGGGATGCGATTGAAATGTTGTCCCCGACGAGCTGCGCGCCCCAACCCTCTTCCCCGCCGATATACTGCAGGGAATATAGTGAGGAGTCTGTCCAAACGAGAATTTCCTGACGTGACTGGATGGCCGTTATGATCGCAGTTCCCCGAGACAGGGGTAGTCCTCCAGCTTGGTTTGTTGCCGAGGGAGTCCACTCCGCTGCGTTTTCTTGGTCTGACCACCGAATCAGCAGGGGGTCTTGCGTCGAGCTGCCCAGATCGTTGCACCCGAAAGCGAATACAAACCGGCTAATGTCGGACACGAGGGTAAAGTTATGAATTGTCGGGACGTTTGACGCACCGGGGAGGGATGTTAAGACTACTGCGCGCGTACCCACCCCGTTTGAAGCATCCCAATAATAGATGCCGCCACCCCGCGGACCGAAGATAAGGTCCTCGCCGAAGTTAGCTTGACTCCACAACCGGATTGGGTTTGCCGTCGATACACCTACACCCCACGCCCCCTGACCCCAACTACCTGCGCTCCACCCGACGAGTGGTATAGAAAACTCAGCCCCGACGTTTATCTGGTACGCAGCGGTGATTGACCCGCCGCCCCCGGTAACGGTAGACGTAGCTGCCACACCCACATCAACCGAGTATGTGTTCGTGCCTGTGACCGTGAGCTGGTGTTCTTTGTTGATCGCCGCCGCAGGGATGCCGCCTACGTCCGAAGCACCAGAAAGAGTGACGAAGTCGCCAGTAACGAAGCCGCCAGCTGCGTCTAGAATCTCGATCGCCGCCGACCCGCTGGTGGTATTTATGGGGTTAGTCAGGCTGGTCGTAGCGCGGATTGGGGTCACGTCGTTGTAGACACCGCCACCCTCGATATAGAACTTTAAGTTCGTGCCGACGCCTATATGGCTCACCCCGTTTAGCGTTACCCACTTCAGAAGTGACCGGCACACACCTTGGAACGTCGCCGTAGAAATACGCCGCCAGCCGCCGATCTTTTCCGGAAACCCCTGCCGAAAACGCACCTTGTCACAGTCGAACCACCCACCCTCGTTGGTGTAGTCCGTGCGTTCGCGGTTGATGCCGGGCTTGAATACGAGCTTCTTCAGGGGCATAGGCGGTCATACTTCTCGTTAGCCGCAACGATGCTTTGCAGCAGCTCGCGGTCATTTCTTAGCAACCACTCTACAACATGCGCGTCAGCAAATAAATGCAGTTCTGTTAGGTCGCAGTGCGTGTCATTTACCAGCGTCGCGCAGCCACTTAGAAGCACGATCAGCGAGGCCGGTATCGTCCAGAATCTCGATTTCACGGTCAACCTCCCTAGCAGTTCGCATCTTGTCTATCGTGTTCTGGTAGCCCTTTACCTGCGCATCAGAGTTTGCCTCACTACGTCCGCGAAAATAGGCGGCTGCTACTACAGCTAGGGCCACTGCTGCGGCCACAGCCCATATGCGTAGCTTACCGAACACCACGCCGCCATTTCCGGACGCGCTCAACGTCGATTACTCCTGTTGCCATAAGGACAACGAGGGTTAAAGCAGACAAGATTAGCAGGTTTTGCCACGGCATATCCGCGAAGTATCCTACAACGGGCCCGGCGGTGGCAGCAGCTTTTGCTACCTGCGACATCTGAATCGTGCGCGATTCCGCCAGCGACTCCCGCTCTGGGGCCTGCTCTAGCCAGTGCTTTACGTTAAACCCGGGGCACGCTTTGTTGGCGTATTCGTTGTGGCCGGATACCTTCTTGATCGTCGGGAACCGTTCTTTCAGCTCCGCGATCAGCTTGCGTAGCTCGGCATCCTGCTCTGGAGTAAAGTTGTCCTCAAACTTGCCGTTGGCCGCCGAACCATGCCCACCAAACAGTGCAATGCCGATAGACCGCGAGTTGCGGCCCTTGGTGTGCGCTCCGATGTCATCGAAGGTATCTCCATCGTTGTTGAGGTCGCGCCCCGCGGCACGGGTGCCGTTCCGGTCAATAAGGGTGGCGTAGCCAATATCTGCCCAACCGTTTTCTTCGACATGCCAGCGACGCACCTCGGCGACTTTCTGGTTAGTGGTTCTGGTTTTCCACCACTCGGGGCGGGTAGCGGTGCAGTGGATAATGATCTCGTCTATCTCGCGCATCACTGCCCCCCTAGCTTTACTATGAGGGCCACGCCTGCACCAACAACGACCCAGAGTAACTTGTCTAGCATGTGGAAGACGACCCCGCGCTGCCCGGTAATCTTCTCTACTTTCTCGACCCGGTCGACCACCCGGGTCTGCGCATCATCGTATTTATCCATGCGCTTGAACAGCGTAATCATACGCTCTTCCATGCGCGCCAGCGACACAACCGCCTCAGACAGCGTGTCCAACTTCTTTCCATTCTCTCCAAGCGCGCGTCGTCGGGCACTGTAATCACCCATTACCCAGTTCAGTAGTAGACACGCTGCAAACCCAACGAATTGTTGTGGCTACCGCCCCGGTAACTGTTATGGACACAGCCCCGTTCGTGGTGTCGGCGGTTACGGCTACGACCCACCCGGACGCACCGGCATCTTCGGCAATGTTGGTAATGGTTGCTGTGCCCACAAGTTCAGTAGACGACGCGAGCGTACCCCGCTTAAGTAGCGCTTTAATTTCCCACATGCGGGAATCGGCAACCGCTGGGTTTGTATCTTTAGCCCCGAGAATAGCGTGCACGGCATACAAGGCGTTGGCGGGTAGGTTTACCACGTTGTAGGCGTTAGCGGTTCCCGATCCATCAGAAGTAAGGCGGGTAATAGCGTTGCCAGATGTTTCTGCACGGAGCACTTGGCGGGAGAGTTGGGCCGTCCCGTCAGCGGTGGCAAACGCACCGGAGGCGATAACCTCCTGCCCGTACCGCGCAGCTACAGCCCGGTACCCACCCGACACAATAGAATAGTCGGCGTTAGCCTCGATCGCATTATCGCGCCCCCCACCCATGGTGGTGTACTGTGCTTGCGTACTGTTATCTCTACCGCCCGAGACGGCGCTGTACAGCGCAGTAGCGGCAACGTTGTTTGTGCTACCTCCTGATACCACAGAAGCGACGGCGTTGGCTTGGTTCGTCGCGCCACCCGCAACAACGGCACTATTAGCGGTCGCGGAGACGGAGTTATCGGAACCTCCGGAGATCGTCGATGCTGGTGCCGCGGCGACGTCAGACGCAGCCACCCGAGAAGTTTGCAAATCCACCGCGCCAGCGCCGCGTTTGTTGCCCCCCGCAGAGGTATTGTCAGCCACATCAGCCGTCAGGGCACCGGTGCCTTTGGGTACGATTGCCACATCTATGTTGGTTTCCGCGCCTTCTGCCTTCAACGCAATGACCGGCACCGTGGCGTTGGGTGCGGATAGAACTTTGATCTCATCGAAGTAGAACAGCCCCGGCGCGGCGTAGACAACGTCAGTGCCGTCAGCGTAGATGATGTAGGTTTCACCGTTGGGGATATCGACACCCGTACCCCCGCTAATTTCTACTGTAATAGTCTGCCCGCCGGTCGTGGCGTTCTTTACAATATACATCTTCTGCACTGCGGGCAGAATTAGCTTGCGTGTAGCTGTAAGCGATCCGGTAGATGTCACGTTAAAGTATAGGGCCCGAAACGGCTGTGCAGCGTTACTGTCCACGTAGGTTAATGTTTTGTCCGCGTCGGTCGCAAAATCTACGTCCGCGTACCCACCGACTGCCTGCTCAATAGCTTCTAGGTTGTTGTTAGTGGTGGCCCCCCACACACTAACTTGTTCGCCGTCACCTATGAGTTCGATCTTGAGGTTAGAGAATGTGCTTGCCATCAGGGACCTCTACGTAGGAATTTCTACCCAGAAGGGCGTTTGTGAATCGTTTATTTCGTCCCAGATGTTGATCTTGCCGACCAACCCCGTGCCCTGCACGCCGGTGACGTTCACTATCTGGTTATACACATAAGTGACGTCTCCAACAAGCCCATTGGCGACAAGGCCGGTTGGGTCTACACGTACCCCGGCCCCTTCGGTAACAGTTACATCCCCCACTGCCGCCGTGGCAACCACTCCACTTAGGAACGCTGTAGCTGCAGCTACGATTGCGGCTTGACCTACGAACGTGTTTGCAGCTGCGCCTGTAAGTGTAGCGGTCGCCGCACCAGATACTGTTGCGTCACCAAGTTCGCCGCTAGAAGCCACTCCCGATACAGAAGCCGTGACGCCTGTACCCCCGACAACGGCTGTGACACCCACTTCACCTGTAGATGTGTTGCCCGTTACTGTAACAGCGACACGGATAGAAGTGGTCACAGTGCCGACGGTACCCGTGCCGAGCACCCCTACAAGGGCAGTAGTAGCACCCGCTGTAGGCGTCGCCGTGCCAAGTACGGCCGTAGCCGATAGACCAGAAAGAACTGGAGTGACGCCCGTACCCTCGGTGACGGTAAGAGTACCCACCGATGTCGCGCCTGATAGACCTGTTACTGGTACAACTGCGGGAAGCCTAACGAGTACCGACCCAACAAACCCCTGCCCGGCAACACCGGAAACCTTGACCCCAAAATCTGGAAGCGAGGCAAGGGGTGCAGAGGCGAGGGGGCTAAAACCTAGCATTGGTCACTCCTACGGTTTGGTGGGCCAGACGACACTAAACGGAAACCCGCCTTGGTCTGGCACATCGCGCAGGGCTTGACGGTAGGTTGTCATTGCCTCGCTCATTGTGTTGTCGCTTAGGGCTTGCCAGTCTGTTGCTTGCAGGAGTTGGTCACGATGGTTGCGAACCGCTGCCTCTGCTTGATCTTGTGGCCTATTGACGACCGTGTAGCCAATGAACCAGCGATTACCGTGAATAGGCTGACCTACCTGAGACTGGTCTACCTCGCCTGTGATATGGTTTGTGGCATCTTCTTCTGTCGTCAGACGGATCACCTCTTTGTGAGGCATATCACCCATTACTAAATTTTGTACCAACGGCTCATAGGCTGGCTTAGACAGTTCAATCACTGGATGCACCAGATGGCGCTTCAGCATCGTGTCAGGAATGATGCGAGGAAAGCTAGTCTTAGGGTGGTCACGACGAAATTGCCCGATTGTGTAGGGAAATTCTACGGGCTGGTCGTTTGTGATCTTAACGTGCATTTGGAGCCCCTATTTAGCTGAAGTCGTCGCCTATCAAGCGTCCGTAGTAAGTTGTGCCACCATCTTGCGTGAGGAATCTCAGTAGGTCTGTCTCACCGTCAGCAGGGGCGGTAGGTGGTGTACCTGATGGCCACTCGACAGACGCAGGGTATGTGAAGGTCGCATCTCCGACAAAGCCTGTGGAGTATTGCCATACTGCGTCTCCAGTAGTCCCAATAACGTACATCTTAGTGCCATCAGGTTTGAAGAACAATCCGGTCGGACCTGTTTCTTGAGCAGCAACACTGAAGTTCTGAAGGTAACTAGCCGTAGTGATATCCCAAGCCGTGCTTAGGTCGTACTCATTGACATCGTCTCCAGTATACCCAAGAACATACATCTTTGTGCCATCAGGTTTGAAGAAAATGCCTGTTGGAACTGTTTCTTGAGCAGCAACACTAAAGTTCTGTAAGTAACTGGCCGTAGAGACATCCCAAGCTGTGCTTAGGTCGTACTCATTGACATCATCTCCACTAGACCCAATAACGTACATCTTAGTGCCATCAGGTTTGAAGAAGATGCCGCCGGGAACTGCTTCTTGAGCAGCAACACTGAAGTTCTGTAAGTAAGAAGCTGAAGTTATATCCCAAGCGGTGCTTAGATCATACTCATTTACGTCTTGTCCTGATTGCCCAATAACATACATCTTTGTGCCATCAGGTTTGAAGAAGATGCCGCTGGGAACTGCTTCTTGAGCAGCAACACTGAAGTTCTGAAGGTAACTAGCCGTAGTGATATCCCAAGCCGTGCTTAGGGTGTAGGAAAAGACTGCGTCTCCAGCATACCCAATAACATACATCTTTGTGCCATCAGGTTTGAAGAAGATGCCGCTGGGAACTGCTTCTTGAGCAGCAACACTGAAGTACCCTTCAGTGGGAAAATCAAAGCTGGCAGCGCTTACGTCCCAAGCTGTGCTTAGGGTGTAGGAAAAGACTGCGTCTCCAGCATACCCAATAACATACATCTTTAAGCCATCGGGTTTGAAGAAGATGCTTTGTGGAGCTGCTTCTTGAGCAGCAACACTGAAGTTCTGTAAGTAAGTTGCAGAAGAAACATCCCAAGCTGTGCTTAGGTCGTACTCATTGACATCATCTCCACTAGTCCCAATAACGTACATTTTTGTCCCATCGGGTTTGAAGAAGATGCCGGTTGGACCTGTTTCTTGAGCAGCAACACTGAAGTTCTGAAGGTAAGATGCTGAAGTTACATCCCAAGCCGTGCTTAGGTCGTACTCATTTACGTCGTCTCCAATATTCCCAAGAACATACATCTTTGTGCCATCAGTTTGAAGAAGATGCCTTGTGGAGTTTCTTCTTGAGCGGAAACA